AGGCAAGATGACTTACGAATGCGACTATAAGATCACTCAAGTCGGAAAGAAGAGCTACATTCTGAACGTCACTGGTTACTGTCCGACATTCAAGCCCTCTACATTCCAAGCAGCTATGATCAAGCTAATGGACGAGAAGACACCAGATGGCGACAAGATGATCCAGTATGCTAATGACGCTTCTACGAAAGAAAATCCCTGCAACTTCGAAGTCATGTTCGTTGGCGAGGACACTTTCGAGAAGGAGATTCACAAGCATCTCATCAAGAACTACACTGTCCAGTACTACGCTCTCGACAGAAGAAGAAGCGCTAATCAAGAGATCCGCGACATCGATACTAAGCTCCTAAAGCTGGGACTAATCGACTACATGAAGATATGGCTAGACTGGAGAAGAGAAGTGGAAGCTAAGCTCTTGAAGGTTGAGAGAGCTGACACTGAGCTCAAGTACTTCAAGACTATGTGCAGAATCGACGCTGCTAAGCACCTAGACGTGATCAAGAAGGCTCTAGAAGCAGACGAGACTGAAGACTACATCGCGAAGAATCTTCCGCTCTTCAAGAAGACTAAAGATCCTCAGAAAGTCAAAGAAGGTGCTGAGTACATCACAGACCTTAAGCTCTCTGCTCTCAAGAAGGTAGACATTGAGAAGCTTGAGAAGGACTCTAAGGACTTGATCAAGGAGATGGAGAGAATCGACGCTGATCTTCTAGACATCGACCGAGTCATCTCAAGAAAGCTCGACGGACTCAAGCCGTTCTTCAAGCCGAGAAGTCTCAAGATCGCTTAACAGAAAATCCAAATAACGAAAGATCCGCTGGCACTCCGCTGGCGGATTTTTGTGTTATAAATACAATATGATCAACGGTATAGTTTCAGCATTTGGCCCTAACACTGTCGCGAAGTGGACAAAAGATACTCCACTTGACGGCGAATTGATGCAGAAGTCGCTCGACCTGCTGCTAGAGAATGACAATCTCATGGCGTCTGGAATAGGCGAGAGAAACGTCGAAGAATACGACGAGTACAATCAGCCCAAGAAAGACGCTTACGGAGAAGTCATATCGAACGAAGTTGTCAACACTACGTGGGATAGATTTCCGACATATCGCGGCGAGTACTACGGAAAGCTCAAGTACAAGACTGAAGTTGATTCAAGTTTCAAAGACATCGGCTACTCAGTTCCCCCAGCAATAAAGCCTGCAGGCGAGTGGTATAGCAACGGTCATCTATGCGCTGAGTGGCTTCCCAACGGCAGCAGCTATTACATGAGACTATTCTGGGCTACCACCGAATCGAGATGGACCAGAATCATAGATGTCGCAGAGAAAGCGCAAGAGGCAGTCCAATACGCTGGCAACGATGTTCCGATCTGCAAATATCGTATTCCATGCAATACAGGCGATCTAAACTGTGGAGCTGACACTGAAGGCATGGTTCAGTTCTCTGGAACTATCGAGATCGAGATGACGAAGTTTGACGGAAGCAACATCAACGGCGATGAGGTTCTCGGTCTAGGGTTCAGATACGGAGATGCTGACATCAGAATTCCGTTCGTCGCTCTATACGAGACAGACTCTAACGGCAAGATGGTAGTTTCTAAGACTCAGATCCTGAATATCTCTGGAACAGTTCCAGCTAACAAGTTGGGAACAGGAACAGAGCACACTATGCACCTTGTGTTTGGACAAGGTAGAGGTGGCAGTGTCTACATCGGATTCAAGGCTACGAGATTCATGGTCACTTACTGCAAGGGAACTGTATAAGAGGTTAAAATGGCACTTCCTCGTTATTTTGACAACTGGGGCAACTACTCCGAGAGAGCTGGCAACAAGACTCTCGGTGACATGGGTAGAGTATTCACTCCGACTCAGTGGGACACGTACTCTCCAACAGACCCTTCGATCATGCAGCAGTCACTTGACGTTCTGGCAGAAAATGACTTCTGGCTCTTCAACAAGTGCTCAGGCGACTACCCGTTCACGATAAACAGAAACGGAGAGCCGGGATCTGAAGGTTACATAGATGTGAGCGGCGAAGACTACAGAAGCTCCAACTTCAATCCAGAGATAGTTACAAGAAACACTAACGGCAGCATTGAATCAGAATGTCATGTTGGACTTGTTCCTGTACCGAAGGTGTCAGACAGAAGACAGTACTTTGGAGTCGACAGAAACGGCTCAAGATGGATGAACACTGACGAAGCGCAGGTTTTCGAACTTACAGCAAATGGACAACCTGATAGTGATTTCTCACCATATCAGTACTATAATGCTAATACTCCATCTGGCGCTAGATATTTGAAAAAGCCCGTATACATTCCTTGCGACTCAGGATTCAACGGCTTTTGCCTCGGAGAGCATTGCGAAGACGGATACTTGAAGTTCGGATTCACTGGTGGTGGCTACATCTGCGATGTCACATATCCACAGAACTCATACATCAGTCCTTCTGATCCAGAGACTGATCCAAACGGCTGCATTCTAGACATCTATCTCAACGACTATCTCCTAGGAAGCACTAAGTTCGGAATTCAGGACTGGGACACTGAGAGCGATCCACAAGTCAACAAGAGCGCAAGAGGAATTCTGAACTGCGAGTTCATAGTTCCAGCTGCAGCAGTCAACTCAGGCTATCTGACATTCAGAAAGAGAAACGAAGCTACTGCTAAGCCCTTGATTATCGACACTCTATCGTTGAAAGTAGAGCGCTTTCACACTACGAACTAGCTTTTCGAAAAGTCATCTATAAATCAACTATCAAGGAAACTCAAATGTCAGTAGAAACTTCAATAGATGCATTGGCCCGCGAATTCGAGATAGAAGATGTTCGCGACGAAGTCCCGACAGCAGAAAAGCAGAAACAACCTGATCCAGTGACTGAAGCACAGACGGCTCCGGATCCTGTTAAAGAGGTAGCTCCAGAAGATCCGATGAGCTTCTTGAACGACGATCAGATCTTGGCTCCTAGTCCAACTCCACCCACACCTCCAGTCACCGATATAGACGGCGACGACGAGGGTCCCTCTATAGCTGAGCTGAAAGAGAAAGTCAAGAAGGATCACAAAGAGATCGTATCACTAGAGCAGGAAGTCAAGATCCAGCAGAGATATGACTTGGAAGACCGAGCATACATGAAGGCTCAGCTCAAGTCTCTCATCTCTGACAACCGTGCTGTCATGGACTGCATAGAGTCGCAATTGAAGATAGGCGTGAATCCGCATCTCTTCGACATCTACGCTAATCTGTCCAAGACGGTAGCAGACAACGTGATGAGACTCGCTAAGATCGACCAGATGGTCACCGACTACAAGGTCGTCGAGGACAAGGGCAACGGCAACATCAAGCAGGACGTCATCAAAGAGCAGCAAGAAGCAGCAGCTGCTGGCCAGGGCGGTGGAAACACTTACATCCAGAACAATCTCTGCTTCGCGTCTGATGAGATTCTCAAGATGGTCAAGAAAGTTCTTCCTCCGCAGCAGAAAGTCTCGATGGAAGACCTTCCAAAATTCAACCTTCAGTAAGATTTTCAGATAAATAAGAAGTATGGGAAGACCTCTATACACAAAGTTTTCGACTTTTTACCGCATATCGCAGAAGGAAGAGTTTCTACGCAAGCTCATCATGAGTCTGTGCAACAGAAATGACATATCCAACTACGACATTCTATATGACACGTACTCTAAGACGTTCGATAGAATATCAGAGGCTATTCAGCTGCACGACAAGATGAGAATCGTGTCTATGCTATTGAACGACAACTCTGACACGAAGTTGAACAGGAGAATCTTCGACTACTTGACTTGCTCTAACACATTTAAGCTGTCTAAGAAGAATCTTCTAGAGGTTTTAGAAAAACAGGAGATTTGATATGGATTTTGAGAATCTAAAGTTCGCTGATGGACTCAGAAAGTGCTTGGATGAGCGTGTAAAGCCAGTCAGCTTCATGGAACTGTTGAAAGAAGACGGAGAAGATGCTCCGCCTCCTGCAGACGACGCTCCAGCAGATGATGCGCCTCCAGCCGACGATGGCGGATTCGATGACGCTGGCGGAGACGCTGGATTCGACGATGCGGGTGGAGATGCTGGTGGCTTTGATGACGCTGGTGGAGATGCTGGCGGATTCGGTGGCGGCGGAGATGGCGGATTTGGCGGTGGTCCATCTGGCGGCAGCTCTGATGGCGATTCCGAAGAGTCCGATGACAAAGAAGACAATGGCGATGACAAGTTCAAGGACAGAGAAGATGATCCAGACTTCACGAGAGGACTTCCTGATCCGACTCTCAGCCCAGCCAACAGTGGTCCAGCTGGCGCAGGAATCTACGACACTGAGGGAGTGCTAGCAAAGCTAAATCAGGTCATCGAGACTAACGAGATCGATCTGACAGAGATCGACAGCGCACAGAATGTTCTAGAAGTGATCGCTAACGGAAAGAAGCTGATCGACGACGACTTCAAGAACATCACGAACAACAGATCCTTCTCTGACATCGTGAAACGCGCTCTAGAGTCAGTCGACGACAGAACTAGAAACTACTTCTCCTTCAAGATCAAGGACGCTATTCTGAAGATTCAGCGCTCTAAGAAGATCGACGCTAACAAGGCAAAGGGCGACGTAGAACAGACCAGAGACCTCGTTGGAAGCTTCTAACGGTCTCTCATAACAAGTTTTTTGACAACTTATAGACAAATTGTTAACTTTTTTTCTAAAAAACGTCAAAAAAGCAAAAAAATGCAATTTTCTCAATTGTATATAAAACATAAGCCGGAGGAAATAGATGGATAAAATCGTAGAAAAGCTCCAAGCACTAGGCGTCACTGCTGAGGATCTTGAGACTATCAAGACCCAGTTCAACGAGGCCGTAGATGCGAGAGTCAAAGCCGAATCTGATCTTATTTCCGAAAAGTCCGAAACATTCGCAGCTGCTCGTGCTGAGGAAATTTTGGCAGAGCGCCAGAAAGAACTCGACGAAGATACGAAGAAGTACCTCGAGATCAAGACCGCTACGATCGCTAAGAACGCAGAGATCAAGCTCAACGAGGCAAAGGCTGAGTATCGCAAAGCTTGCGAGGAATATCTGCAGGAGAACCTACAGAAGGGCTTCGAGGAACTTTACAGAAAAGAATTGACTTTGATGGAGGACAGAGTCATCGCCCAGCTTGACACTTATCTTGACTACGCTCTCAACGAGTGCATCTCTAACGAGGACATCAAGAAGGTCGCTATCAACGAGACTTACGAACCTCTCGTCAAGGGAGTCCAAAACCTCTTCGAAAACCAGTTCGTTCCGCTCAACATTTCCGGAAGAAAGAAGCTCAAGGAAGCTCAGGCGCAGGTCGCTCAGCTCGAGGCTATGCTTCAGGAATCAGTTGACAAGAACATGAAGCTTACTGACACTGCTGAGAAGTACGCTAAGAGAGCTTTGATTGCAGAGAAGACAATCGACATGAGCCGCAACGACGCAGCTAACGTGAAGAAGTTCTTCGCTGAGAAGTCTTTCGCAACGACTAAGCAGGACATCGATTCTTACTGTGGAATGATCAAGGAATCCACAAAGAGAATTCAGGAAGCTCGTGAACAGGCTATTCGTGAGAGCAAGGTTCCAGTGACTGAGCATCGCTCAATCGTAGCTGAAAGCACACAGCCAAAGAAAACAGTTTTCGCAAGACCGCACATCGAGGACAACACGCCCGATTACGTCAGCGAACGAATCAAATCACACAAAGAGTCCAGAAAGAGACTGGACGAATCAGCATCGGACAATTACCTAACCTCTGTGGCAAAGTATTGCGAGATGTAAGACTTTTCAAGGAGTAAAAGAGAATGAAAGTACTTAATTCCCAAAAGACGATCACAGAGGCATGGAGCGACAAGCCGAATGCACTCTCTGTCTCATCAATTCAGGACAAGTATATTCGTGCCAATACTGCAAAGTTGCTTGAAAACCAGGACCGCTGGGTAAGAAAGGGCATGAGACTTGACGAAGACTTCAGCATGGGCGTTGGCGGTGCTACTGGTCTCAACCAGGGTATTCCTAACGGCGGCCCAGGCAAGGGCGTTCTTCCGAACATCTCTATGGCAATCGTCCGTAGAGCATTCCCGGAAATGTTCGCTAACGTTCTCGTCGGTGTTCAGCCGATGGCAGGTCCGGTCTCTCTAGCATGCGCAATTCGCAGAATCTACAAGACCGCAGATCCTACTCAGATCATTGAAGCTGCTTGGAAGCACGTTGCTCGCTTCTCTGGCTTCACTGGCTCTACCGCTAACAAGTCTGGCCAGCCGGATGCAGGTACAGCAGTAGAAACGGAAGCTGCAGAACACTGGAAGCTCGGTGGTGATCCGAACAAGTTCGAGAAGTGGCCGGAGCTCGGTCTCATGCTTGCTACGCAGGTCGTGGCTGCTAAGACACGTAAGCTCGGATCAAGCTTCTCTATCGAGTCTGCTCAGGACGTCGAGTCTATGCAGCACCTCGACATGATGAGCGAGATGATCAAGAGCTGTCAGGAAGAGCTCGTTCAGGAAGTCGACCGTGAGACTATCGCTCACTGTAAGGCTCTCTGCTCTCCGAAGGTCTTCAAGTTCAAGGAGGGAACTCCGAACGGCGAAGCTCACGGAAGCAACCAGGGCGGATTCGGTGACGGTTGGAACGGCCGTTGGTCTCAGGAGAGACTGTCTAACATCGTCGCTAAGGTGATCGCAGCTTCAAACAACATCAGAACCAGCACTCGTCAGTCCGCTGGTAACATCGCTGTCGTATCTCCGGACATCGCAACTGCTATGCAGATCGCTGCTCCGAACTTCAGCAAGATCGTTACTAACGTCAACGGTAGCTCTGCAACCGCTGCAGCAGGTACCCTCAACGGCAACATCAAGGTCTTCATCGACAACAACGCTGTTGACCCGATGACCAACATGGACAACGGTGAAGTTCTTCTCGCATACAAGGGCGAAGGCCTTTCAAACTGCGGTGTCGTTTACTGCCCGTACATCACGTCTATGACGCTTCAGGCAACTGATCCACGTGACTTCTCTCCGAGAGTTGGTGTGATGACCAGATACGCCTTTGCCGACAATATGCTCGGCGCTGAGAACTACTACAGACTTCTCAGATTCGAAGGACTTGCTGCTCGTCTCGGTGGTGATAGCGACGAAGGCACATGGTAATCGACAGAGTGAAATTTAACGAAACAAGGAGAATTTGACAATGTACAAGAATCCATCCAAGTCACAGTATCACATCGGTAACGACCGTCCGATTCCGGACTCAGCATTCGTCCTCTCGAGCTATGTAGATGGAATCTACACTGAGTTCGACAAGGAGAAGGCTCCGAACGGTTGGGCAGACATCCAGCAGACCTACAAGATGCACCTCCCGCAGTCTGGTTGGTCTGATGAGACTAAGTACCACAGCAACGCTGCTTCTGGTCTCGTCAACTCTGGAATCTTCAGCAAGGACTACAACTACGCAGACAGCGAAGTCGTATCCAAGGCTTTCAAGCTTCCAGAGTCTGGACGTAGCACATACGTGGACGGCAAGAAGACTGAGTTCGATAAGCCGTCAACTCTGTAATCGTCCGAGTGACACAGAAATAACAAAAAGACAGGGCTTCGGCTCTGTCTTTTCTTTTTGAGTAAATTTCAGTCATCCCAGTGTCTGAGATCAGACTCTGCTCTTTTCAGATTTTCTTCGGCTTCTTCAATACCGCGATTTAGGATCTTAGCGTGCTTTAGAATTGTCAACGCTTCACGGTACTTCTGATAGAGAGGAAGATAGTGTTCCTCCCATCTCTTGGTCCTTTTGTGGATCCATAGCAACCGAATTACAAAAGCGAAGGCCAGAGAGACGAGAACAACACCTTCCATCTCTACTAGAGCTTTGCGATGATTCGGTCTGCCATCGCGATGATGTTCTTCACGTCAGCAGACTTGCGCTTCAGGGAACGCTTCATTTCTGCTTCGCGAATGACTGCGAAGTCATGTTCGTTCACCCAGACGTTGTTGCGTCCGATGAGGATCTGTGCGTATGCGTTGTCCTTGCTCGGATAGCGAACACAGACGCGGTTCTGAGTGGTCTTGCCGTGGGCTACTGCGGTGCAGCCGAGGCGCTTGCTGTAGATGTACTGATGTTTGAAGTTCATAGTTTTTCCTTTCTTTTAAGCAGCCATCTAGTGACTGTAAATACAATATAGGTAATTTGTTGCGGTCTGTAAATCTGTATTTGCAATAAATTATGATAAAAAATCTTTACACTATGAGATTCAACGATCTTCAACACGACACTATCTTTCGATTTCTCAAGAAATACTTTCCAGAGTCGAAGTTCAAGCTGAGCAAGTCGAACAGCCTGAGCAGATGGTACATCTACAACGATGACCGCTCAAAGTACCTCAAGTGGGTAGAGGATGACTGCGACGAGAATTTCGAGGGCGTCAGAGTCGAGTACAAAGATGTCGCTCCTGGATCCAGCGTTGGAAGACTGGAATTGACTTCTCGTGGATCCAGAATCCTCACAGTGTATCTGAAGCCAGAAGTCAAGATCTCTACCAACTTCAACGCAATGCTCACGGAATTGCTCCCAATAGCGTGGCTGAGAGCCGGAAATGTTCCACTCATAGATCAAGACGGTTTTTTGAAAAACGAGCTTATAGAGGCTGTTACGGAGATTCTACAAGCTCAGGGAAAGCCTCATGACCAGATCCAGAATCTACTCAATCAGCTAGAGCAGAAAGGTGAGTACGTTAGAGTCAAGAGAAGAGAGATAGAGCAGATTCGCGACTTCTACAAGAGGAACGCA